AACTCCCAAAAGCGAATGGACGATGTGCGGTTCTTCGTTCTCAAACGGATGGAGGAAATCGGCACCCCCATGAACATGCTGGAGATCGGCTTCAGCGCCACGCCCCAGGCCATGCGAACAATGGCAGCGAGGGGCCTGGTCAAGATCGAAGTCACCATGACCAACCGCGGCAAGGAATGGCTTGAGAAGGAATCGGCCAAGAGATTGCGGGCCAAGCACAAGCGGGAAATGTCCGAACGGAACATGGAGAAGCATCTGGCGGCGCAGAAGGGCTTTGGCTGATGCGAATTACTCCCAAAAGCTGGGGTGAGTTTCAACACTACCGGGACCGGAATCCGGCCTGGATTAAGCTGCACCGCAGCCTCTTGGACAATTACGAATTTCAATGCTTGCCAGTTGCTAGCAGGGCGCTAGCACCAATGTTGTGGCTTATCGCCAGTGAGGATTCCCAAGGCATCATCGACGCTGATCCGAAGAAATTAAGCTTCCGTCTCCGCATGACCCATACACAGGTCACAGACGGCCTTAACCCTTTGATTGAGGGCGGATTTTTCAGCGTGTTGCAGGATGCTAGCGGAGTGCTAGCGCAGACGGAGCGGATTGCTAGCCTAGAGGAAGAGAGAGAGAACAAGAAAAGAGAAGAGGAGAATAAACGCGCGCGAGCGCGCGACTTCGATGCTTTTTGGGAAAAATGCCCGAAGAAGGTTGGGAAGCCAAAGGCGAAAGCCAAGTTCCTGGCCCTTACTGACGTTCAGGGCTCAAAGCTGGTTGCCGCAATGGGCGCATATGCTGAGACGCGACGCGGCCAAGATCCACAATACACGCTGCATCCCTTGACATGGCTCAATCAGGGCCGATGGGAAGATGAGCTGAAGCCAGCGGCTAATGCCAACGTGGTGGCGTTCAAGCTCACCCCAGAGGAAATGGAAGCGGAGATGCAGGCTCGCAGAAAGGTTGGCATAGTCCAATGATGCAGGATGGCGGGAAGCATACGGATTTTGTCAGGCGGCAGGGGGAATTATGGGCTCTACACGAATCCACAGACCAATACCGGGCCTGGAAATGCTGGCTACAGCTTCAGATCGGCGTCAAATACTTCGGGGAATGGCAGACGGTCACGGACGAATGGCCCCCGATGACGCAAATCACGGCGGATAAATTCGCCCAATGGCTCTCCGACATTCGGGACGAGGTAGACCAGGAAAAAGGCTGCAAGACGGTCGGCAAGCCAGTTCCACGCCATCCTGAACCATGGGATGGATATATTCCGCCAGCCCCAGCAGAGAAGCAGGAACGCATGGTCACGCCTGAATTTGTCCGTGCTTTCTACAAGCGAAATGGGCTCAGAATATTACCGGAGGCAGCGGAATGAATGAGATGATTACCAAAATCGCCCGCGCATTATCGAACTCTCCCGCGCCGGATTTTGATTACATGGCACGGGCCGCGCTTTACGCCATTCTTGAACCCTCTGATCGCATGATGGCGGCTGGACGCGCTGCCCATCCAGGTGTTCCCTACAATGCCGCGACGACCCTGGATGATATTATCCGGGCCGAATGGACTGCCATGGTGGAGGCGGCACTGGAATGCTGAAATGGTTCGTCGCCTATACCAAACCCCAGCAGGAGGCCCGCGCCGCGGTTGAGCTGGCTAACCAGGATTTCCGGGTTTTCCTTCCCGTGATGTTCTCCAAGCCCATGTTTCCCCGATATATCTTTGTGCAATTTGATCGAGACCGCGACCCATGGGGCAAAATCAAATCCACACGAGGCTGCATTGATTTGCTCAAGGATGGATTTCTTCCCTCAATCGTCCCCCAAGCAGTGATTGAAACTATTATGGCTTTCAGACCGCCTGAGAGCGCCGCGCAGACTCAAACGCAATTTACGCTAGGTGATACCGTCCAGATCACGAACGGGCCCCTAGCTGGCCTCCAGGGCCTTTTCGTGGCAGATCGCAAGGCAAGGGTGATGGCGTTGCTCGAAATATGCGGCAAGCGAGTCGAGGTGCCGAGAAATTCGATCAGAGCCGCTTGACACCCATACCCTACCCCCCTATGGTATGCTTCGGCTGCGTTACTGATTCGCGGGTTAAGGCCCGCGTGCGGTAGCTATTCCAATTGACGTGGCCAATCCCCAACAATCGAAAGGAGACTGGCCATGCCTGGCTGGATTACGAACGGCTTTCCGCAGCAAACCCTTTGGACTGGTTCTGAACTGACGAACTGGGATACCCAGCTCGCCAATGGTTCCAATCCGCAAACCGCATCCACAAGTCTCGTCCAACAGCTTGCCGCATCTTTGTATTTCGGCCAGGTTAAGGATAAGACCATGGTTGCGGGCTCACGGTATTATTCCTCGCTCGTTATCGGCAATCCTGCGGTCCTGACTGGTATTCAGGTCTTGATCGGCACCACGGGCGGCACCGATAACTGGCTGGTTGAATTGCACAGCCCGACCGGAACGGTATTGGCCAATAGTGCCACAGCCGGCGCATTGGTTGGTACTGCCTCAACCTGGCAGCGTTTTGCCTTCACGGCCACCTACAACCTGACGGTCCCGGGAACCTATTTCCTGGCCGTCCAGACTAATGGCACAACTGCCAAGCTGGCCACGCTGAATAGCGATGTGAACCCGACCCTTACTGGATCGGCCACGGGGTCATTCGGCACAACTGCCAGCATCACGGCGCCCACTACCTATACGGCCAATCTCGGCCCCATGGCGATGGTCTATTAATTAATTCCCAGGCGTTCGCTCCCTCGCGCCGCTAACTCGTCGGACCCGAACGAGGGGAAACTCGGGCCACCCTTTCACTCCATGCGGAGTAACGCATGACGACCCAAAGCGTAGTTCGGACACCGACTGCGATCGCAGATCCGAACAACCCGACCAATGTCCAAGTCCCCAATTTCACCAATGCCCAGGCCGTCACAGCCTCGGCCACCACGACCTATAGCCCTCTCCTGTTGGGCCTCGTCGCCTCAGTATCAGGCTTCGCCAATATCATCCTTCAGAACGCCTCAGTTGGCATCGTGGTCAAGCTGGCCAAGGGCGTTCCATTAATAGGCATGAAGATTCTACAGGTCCGCTCCACCGGCACAACCGCAAGCGGCATCAAGGGACTCACATAATGCCACTCACTCCCAAAGGCAAAAAGATCGAACGCGCGATGGACAAGGAATACGGCGCCAAGAAAGGCAAGCAAGTATTCTATGCCTCCAAGAACAAGGGCACCATCAAGGGCGTCGAGAAATCCAAGAAGAAACACTAGGGGTTCATATTAATTAAATGGCCAAGGCGCCTACCGAAATCCGTTCTTTGGCGCGGGCTCATACCCACACCGCGCTCAAGGTATTGGCTGGCATCATGAAAGAGGAATCCGCCCCTCATGCCTCCCGCGTATCTGCGGCTCAGGCCCTCCTGGATCGTGGCTGGGGCAAGCCCACCCAGCCATTTGATGCGGAGGAGGGGCTTAAGGAGGCATTAGCAGGTATCACGGTGCGTTTTGGCGCTGGAAGTTGACGCTTGGTTTCCGCCCAAGCTCGAGCCCCTATTCACGCCCAAGCGCTACAAGGTTTTATACGGGGGCAGGGGCGGGGCCAAATCCTGGGGTATAGCCAGAGCCTTATTGATTCAGGGCGTACAGCGTCCAATCCGCATTCTCTGCGCCCGTGAGGTGCAGAAATCCATTCAGGATAGCGTCTATCAGCTCCTCATTGACCAGATCGCTGAATTGCATCTCTCGGCCTTCTATCAGGCCACGCTCTCTGAAATCCGGGGCGCCAACGGCACCAAGTTCATCTTTGCCGGTCTTCAGCACAATGTTGACTCCATCAAATCCAAGGAAGGCATTGATATAGTCTGGTGCGAGGAAGCCCAGACCATTACCAAGTCATCCTGGGATAAGTTGATCCCCACTATCCGAAAAGAAAACTCGGAAATATGGGTCAGCTTCAATCCCGAGCTGGATACTGATGAGACCTATAAGCGCTTTGTCCTTCAGCCCCCGACCAACAGCACAGTCATCAAGGTCAACTGGCAGGATAACCCGTGGTTCCCCGAGGTTCTAAGGCAGGAAAAGGACGACCTACAGGTCAGAGACACCGATGCATACCTTAACATCTGGGAGGGCCATTGCCGGCAGGCTCTTGAAGGCGCCATCTACGCCAATGAACTCAGGGCTGCGACACAGGAAAAGCGGATCACCCGTGTACCCTACGATCCACTCCAGCCCGTCTCGGTGTTTTGCGACCTCGGATGGGCGGATAGTACATCACTGTGGTATGCCCAGCGTGTCGGCTTCGAATTCAGGCTCATTGAAGCCTATCAGTCATCTCAAAAGCCTTGGGACCACTACCTCAAGCACATCCAGTCCCGAGGATATGTTATTGGCACACTTTGGCTTCCCCACGACGCCAAGGCCAAATCGTTAGCCACAGGCCGCACGATCCAAGAGATCACGATGGCTTCTGGCTTCAGAACAGAGATCACCCCGAACATATCGATAGAGGATGGCATCAATGCCCTCCGCACCGTGTTCAAGGATTGTTGGTTTGATGCGGAAAAGTGCGCTGACGGCCTACAGGCGCTTCGACGCTACCGATACGACGTTGACCCGGACACCAAGCAATACAGCCGCAAGCCCCTCCACGACGACGCCAGCCACTATGCAGACGCAGCGAGGTACTTCGCAGTCGCCATGCGGGACGGAAAAGTGAAGAAACCAACATTGCCCAAGATGGTCGCGCCCGGTGCTACCGGAATGTGGATGAGCCGCTAAGTGGCCACTGAAGATACCCGCAATGATACCGAGAATACCGGCACTCCTGACGAGAAGATCGTCAAGGAAGCCCAGAGGCGTTTCGACATATGCGCCCAATATGAGAACGATGCCAGGCTTCGTTTTATTGAGGACGTAAAGTTCGCCAATGGGGATTCCGATAATCTCTACCAATGGGATGAGAACTCAAGGACTGCCCGTGGCTATGGTACGATTGACGAGCGCCCATGCCTGACCATCAACAAGATCAGACAGCACAATCTTAACATCATCAATGATGCGAGGCAGAACAAGCCGGCCATCAAGATCAAGCCGGTCGGGAATGGCGCGACCTATGACGCAGCGCAGGTCTTTGAGGGTGTTGTCCGGCATGTGGAATATATCTCCAATGCCCAGGCTGCCTATGACACGGCCACACTATTCCAGGTCCAGGGCGGCATTGGCTGGCTAAGGCTAACCACTGATTACCCGATAGACGCGGATCAGTCTTTCGATCAGGAAATCTATATCCGCAGGGTCAAAGACCCGCTGACGGTCTATCTGGACCCGGACATTAAGGAAGCGGACGGATCTGATGCCCGCTATGGCTTTGTCTTTGACGATATGTCAGCGGAGTTGTTCAAGGAGACATATCCTAAGCATAAAGACCTAGCGACCAAATCACCCCTGGATGTTTCGGGTGATTGGATACGCAAGGATCAGGTGAGGGTGGCCGAGTATTACCGGATTGTCGAATCCGAGGATAAGGTTCTGGCCTATCGTCATCCTGATACGGGCGAGCAAGCCATAGAGCGCAAGTCCAAGATGGACAAGGCGCTGTTTGAGTCTGTTGTGGACGCCCCCTCCACCAAAGCCCGCCAGATCACGGATAAGACGGTGGAATGGTTTCTCATAGCTGGAGATACCATCATTGAGCGTTCCACATGGGCGGGGCGGTATATTCCCCTGATCCGAGTGATCGGCGAAGAAACGGTCATTAACGGCCAGATGGACCGCAAGGGCCATACGCGGGCCATGAAGGACCCGCAGCGGCTTGCTAACTACTGGTATTCCGCGGCCACTGAGCATGTCGCGCTCCAGTCCAAGACGCCTTACATCGGCCCTATGGCGGCATTTGAGAATCTCGAAACCTATTGGGATAGCGCAAATACCGTCAACCATGCGTGGCTTCCCTACAATGGCTATGACGACAAGGGCCAGAAGCTAGAGCCCCCCGAGAGGCAAGCCCCCCCGGTCATGGCGCAAGCCTATATCGAGGGCCTGAAAATGGCCTCGCAGGAGATCAAGGAGGTCTCCGGCCAATTCGAGGCTGATCTGGGCATGGAGGGCAACGAAAAGTCTGGTGTTGCGATCCAACAGAGGCAGCGCCAGGGCGACAATGCCACCTATCATTATATCGACAATCTGGCCCTGGCCATCCGGTTCCTGGGCAAGCAGCTCATAGACCTCATTCCCAAGATTTACGACACGCAGCGCGTCATCAAGATTCTGGCCGAGGATGGGGTAGAACATAATGTTCTGGTTGATCCCCAGGCGCAGCAAGCATTGGCCGTCCAGCAACAGCAGGAAGCCGATAAGGTTACATCCATCTTCAATCCCAATGTGGGGCGCTATGAGGTAGAGGCCGATGTGGGGCCCGCCTATGCCACACGCAGGCAGGAAGCCTTCAACGCCCTGACCCAGATCATGAAGGAATCGCCCGATCTCATGCATGTGGCGGGGGATCTGTTGTTCAAGGCGGCTGATTTCCCGATGGCGGAAGAAGTAGCCGAGCGTATCAAGGCGACGATCCCGCCCAATATTGTGGCCGGCCAGCCTGGACCCGGCCCCATGCAGGCCGAGATGCAGAAGCAGGTGCAGGGCCTATCCGAGCTTAACGCCAAGTTGAGCCAGGAATTGTCCAAGCTGAAGATTGATCGATCCATTGAGCAGCAGCAGAAAGAAATCGACGTTTACAAGGCCCTGACGGAAAGGCTGAAGATTCTATTGCCGCTGATCCCGTCCGAGGCTGATCGGGTCAAGATGGTGCATGACTTGGTTATGGCCGAGCATCAGAACAACTTGGACATGATGGGCGATACCCACAGCGCCATGATGGCCTCCATGCAGTCTGGACAGGACCATGACCAGACCATGGAACAGCAGGCGGCAGCGCCTCAACCACAGGCACAAGCCGCGTGAAGCCCACCAATGACAACCGCATGGTGCATAAGACGGTAAAGGCGATAGCCCGAGAATTGGCCGGCACCTATTACGAATTCGCCGCCTCAAATGGCAGGCATGGCAACACGTTCTATATGGAATTTCCCAATCAGGGCCGCTTCATAGCCAAACAGTGGCGGAATTTCATCGTTACGGCGCGGGAGATCATGGTTCAGATGTTGGGAAACCCCGCCCTACAGGAGTCCTACAAGCAGGAAATCTACCACGCCCTGCTTCTGGACTCGACGCTGCCTTATTCGGTTCAGGAAACCCAATTCGGAAAGCCTCACTAAGCTACCGGCAGCTTTTACCGGGCTAAAATGGAGTTCGTATGTCTGAAGTAGGCACACCCGCACCTGTTGCGGAACCCACTCTCATTGAGCAGGAAGGCTCAATCCCTGAAACGGTCGTCATTCCAGAGGAAATACCGGAAACGCCTCCTGAGACGCCAGCAGAGGCAGAGCCTGCCCCTGCACAGGCAAAGCAGGCCGAGTCTGAAAAGCCCAAAAGAACCCCCTGGTATCAGACCCGCATAGACGAGATCACCAAGGCAAGGCGTGAGGCCGAACGCAAGGTCACTGAGCTTGAGGCCAAGCTTGGTGCGGCCAACCCGGAGAAGCCCGCGGAAGGCCAGCCGACGCAGGTTTCAGAGGATGTAATCCTCCAGCGGGCCGAGCAGATTGTTGCCCAGCGTGAGTTCAAGGCCAAGGCCGAGCATATGATGGACGCGGGCAACAAGGAATTTGGCCCATCCGAGTTCAATGACCGCTGTAACGTGGTTGCATCCCTCGGGGCCGGTGATAGGGCCGACTTCATGGAGATCGTGACCGACCCGGACATAATTCCAGATGGGCATAAGTTGATCGGGGCCTTGGCTGACGATCCAGAGGAAGCCCAAAGGATATTCAAGCTACCCGCAACCAAGATGGCCGCCGCACTCGTGCAGTTTCAATCCAAGATCAAACCTGCCGAGAAGCCAATTTCACAGGCTCCGGCCCCTATCAAGCCGATTGGGGGAAGCGCCAAGCCATCGGCGCCAAATGACACTGACGATATGAAAACATGGCTTGCCAAGCGCAACGCCACGGCCCGTATGAGTGCGGGCGGAAAGCCTAATACCCATTGAGATGGATTGGAAACGGCAAGCCCTGATTGAAATTACCAGAATGAAGGCGGAACTGGATAAATCCCACGCCATCAACTGCGATCAGCTTGCCGTGAATCTCATCTCACAAGAAATCAGTCCGGTCATCATGGCTTCCAACCTGAAATACTGGCTGGATTTGTACTTTAAACCGTCCCGATGCGGTTAATCATCGGTGCCTAGCGTGTAAGTGGATTCACGCTCCACAACCCCCGACCCGAAGCTGCGCGTTCCTACGCTTCATTTTCTCCCTCTGCTTGGTCGGCAATGAGGTCTTAGGGCTCCCCCTCAAAGCCCTTCCCACATCGCCAATCCCCTTAAACCAAGCTACAGGAGCAAACCGTGGCTAATACGCTGCTTACCATCGGCGGAATCACCCGTGAGGCGATCCGCCTGTTCATGAACTCCAATGCCTTTATCGGCAACATCGAAAAGCAATATGACAGCCAGTTCGCCAAGACCGGCGCCAAGATCGGGCAGCAACTCAAGATCCGCCTGCCCAACGATTACACCGTTTCGGATGGCCCGGGTTTACAGGTCCAGGACACCAACGAACAGCAGACCACCATCACCGTGGCAACCCAGCGCCACGTTGATACGTCCTTCAATTCGGTGGACATGACCATGAGCTTGGATGATTACTCCGAAATCATCCTGGCGCCCAAGATCAACAATCTGGCCGGTAATGTCGCGGCCACGATCATGTCGGGCGTCACCGTGGCTCAGGGGGCCTTCGTTGGCACCGTGGTCAATGGTGCGGAGGGCGGTATCTGCAACTATGTCGCCAATACAGATGTAAACAGCAACATTATCTCTCCGACCTCGGAAACCTGGCTGACTGCCGGCGCCATCCTGGATAACAATTCTGCCCAGGTTGCCGACCGCAAGGTCATTTGCTCGCCCTTCACAATGGCGCGCACGGTGTCGAGCCTGACGGGCCTGTTCAATCCCGCCACGGAAATCAGCCGTCAATACCGTAATGCCAGGATGTATGACGCCCTGAACTACGAATGGTTCATGGACCAGACGGTCGTGACCCATACAGGCGGTACCTACAACGGCGCGGCCACGATCAGCGGCGGCAATCAGACCGGCTCATCTGTGACGATCACGGGCGGTTCCGGTACCCTGAAGGTAGGCGACATTATCACCCTTGCGGGTTGCAATGCCGTCAACCGCGTCACCAAGCAGGATACCGGCTCGCTCCGTCAGTTCGTTGTGACGGCTGCGATGGCGTCGGGTGGTACTTCCATCTCGATCTATCCGGCGATTACTCCTCCGGTGAATGGCCAGCAGGCGCAGTATCAGACGGTCACGGCATCCCCGACCGCCTCCGGTAATGTTCTGTTGGTCAATCCGGCGTCCACGTCCTACCGCATGAACTTTGCTTATGCGCGCCAGGCTGTGACGATGGTCACTGCCGATCTGGAAATGCCCCCGAACGTCAAGGGTGCGCGTGAACAATTGGATGGCGTCTCCATGCGCGCGGTCACGCAGTACGTAATCGGGACCGACCAGACAGCAGATCGTCTGGATATTCTGTTCGGTTGGCTGTTTGTGCGTCCCGAGTGGGCGTGCATCGTCGCCGACAAGATCTGACCTGAGAGGGGCGGGGTTAATCGCCCCGCCCCTTCTTCATGAGGTTCAGAATGCTTGGACTACAGCTCAAGAATTTCCATTTCTCAATCAAGGTGCCGGAAAAGCCTCCGGCGCCCGCGCCAGAACCCATGCCCGTTCCCCCCGCACCAGAGCCTGTTGCCGTCCTGGCCGGCCCCAATGATGAGCGAGAGGTTCTAATCAAGCTCGCCACCGAGCGCGGTATCAAGATCGACAAGCGCTGGAAAACCGACCGCATCAGGGCGATTCTGGAACATTCCTGATGGAAGCTGCCAGTTTCAATATCACAGCAGCGCCCTTCACCGTCATGGTCACGAATGAAGGCGAGCATTCCGCAGAACAATGGGCGGCAACAACCGCCGATCTCATCATGAACATCGCCCCTGACGCCAGCACGGCCATCAGGCAGGACTTTTCCACCTTCCGGCATTGGACAGTGAAGGCCCTGACATTGGCCTTCCATGAGGCTTCCGCGTCATCCTCACCCAACTTCCTTCACGCCATTGCGGTATCTGCGACCAATCGCATCGCAGACATAACCCCGACGCGCTGGGCCTATCTCTTTACATCATCTGACTTGCGCCAGTCCATCACGGATCTGATCGCTCGAAATCTTCTCACCATGCGCGAGATCGCGCTCAAAACGGAGTAACGCATGGCTGGGTTTACGACCGCAGTCCCGACTTCCTTCAAGGGGGAATTGCCCGTTGCCACGCATAACTTCACGGCCACGACCGGGAATGATTTTAAGGTGGCTTTGGGGAAAACCTCTCCCACCGGCACCTATGGCGCGGCCACCACCAACTATTCAAACCTGACGGGCAATTCCGATGAGGTTGCCAATGGGTCCGGCTATACCACCGGGGGGTATGACTTCACCGCTGCCCAGAACATCACGCCGGCCACATCGGGAACGGGCGCCTATTGGCAATGGGGCACGAATCCGAACTGGACGAGCGCGTCCTTCAGCACGGTCGGCTGTATCATCTACAATGCCAGCGCATCGAATAAAGCGGTTTATGTCGGGTCCTTCGGCGGTACCCAGACCGTCACAGCCGGCACATTGACTCTCGTACAGCCCTCCAACGGCGTCGGAACGTCGCTTCTGCAACTGAATTAGAGTTGCGGCGTGGGCTTTTCGTTACTCGACCATAATAGCGGTTTTGGTACGAACAGCGCCACGACCAATGCGCTGAATACGACTGGCGCGAATCTGATTGTTCTTGGCCTAAGCTGTGCGTCCAGCGTTACCCCGGCAATTAGTGACAGCCAAAGCAATACCTGGACTCAAATTGCGCTAGTCTCTGCTGGGACCGGGAAATGCATCCTTTACTATTGTAGCGCCCCATCAACCAGTGCATCCCATACTTTCACCGCAAGCGCCACCAATATCTTCGCCTTTCTCGCGGCGCAGGCATGGTCGGGGGCGAAATCAAGTGGCCCGCTAGACCAGCAAACTAGCAATGGTAGCGGTTCATCTGCGACCATCCAGCCGGGTTCTATTACGCCAAGCCAGAATAACTGTCTGGTCATAACCGCGATGAATGGAAGCATCGCGGGAACTATGTCGATTGATAGTTCTTTCAGCATCTCCGATCAAAAGGCGCTTGTTGGAAGCGTAAACTATACCGGGGCGATGGCAGATTTCGTCCAGGGAACTGCGGCGGCTATTAACCCCACCTGGACGAATAGCGGCGGCGCGTCATTCATAGATGCTGCGATAGCATCTTTTCTTCCCAGCACAGGGACCAATGTCAATCTCGTCGCCGCGGCCATTACGGCAGCAGACGCGGCGTTCACCCCGCAAGTCAGCGTTCCGCTTGCTGCCGGCGCAATCACGGCGGCAGCGGCGAATTTTACGATCAGCTTACCGGTCCAGAACATACCCCTGACCGCTGCGGCAATTACCGCACTTGCAGAACCGTTCTCGGTACATCTGACCCAGAATATCCCTCTTACGGGAGCTGCAATTACGGCAGCGGCTGGGTCATTCGGGTTGTCACCATCTGTTGTTCTATCCCCCGCCACCATCACAGCCAAGGCGGCGGCGTTCTTTGCGGAATCCACCATCCTTTCGGTTCCGCTCATCACGATCATGAATAACAAACCCATTCCAGTGTCCGGGGCGATGACGAACGCACCGGTCCCGATGACAGCCGCGATGACCTCGCAGGTTCCGCTCGCCGTCATCCTGAATAACAAAGGCATCCCGGTATCGGGAGCCATGAACAACAATCCAGTCGCAATGGAAGGGGCTTTCCCTTGACCACCATTACCGTCAATGAAGGCACATATGGCGTTGCGTGCGTGTTCAACACCGCATTCAATCTCAGTTCCTTCACGGTCCTTCAAATTGAATTTATCAAGCCGGACGGGACGATCGTCACCAAGACGGCGACCGCGCCCAATACCAATCTGGTGACGGCGCTGGGCACGTTCCTCGCCAATCAGTATGCCCAATATGTTTTCCTGAACGGTGATTTGAACCAGACGGGGGTTTGGCAGGCGCGGGTTCTCTATACCGATGCGACGCCCCAACACCTGATTTCCAATCTCAGCACCTTCACGGTGAATCCATGACCGTCACTACGCCGGGCGATATTGTCAGGCTCGTCTTGAAGGACACTGGCGTCTTAGGTGTTGGCCAAACAGCCAACGCCGAGGATACCAATGACTGTTTTGATACTCTGAACATCATGCTTGGGGAATGGGCCTCCAAGCGCTGGCTCATCTACCACCTTCAGGAATATTCCATCGTCTCCACGGGCGCGATTTCCTACACCATAGGGCCGGGCGGAAACATTGATACCGGCATTATGCAGAGGCCGGACAGGCTGGAAGATGGCAATTTCTTCCGCCAAATCGTTACGGCCTCCAGCCCTAATCAGATTGACTATCCGCTAAGTCTCTTGGCCAGCCGCGAAGATTATTCCCGCATCGGGCTCAAGCAGTTACTCACGATCCCGCAATATATCTTCTATGACCCAACCTATCCGCTGGGAACGATTTATCCCTGGCCGGTAATTCCGCAGACACAATATGAATTGCATGTTCTGGCCAAGGCGCAACTCACTCAGTTCGCCAATCTCGCAGACCCGATCAATCTTCCCAGCCAGTATTACGGGGCGCTTCGCTACAACTTAGCGGCCCGCGTTCGTGTCATGTATCAGCTTCCCGCCGATCCGCAGCTGATTGGATTGGCCGAGGATAGCCTCGACACCATCCGAAACATGAATGCCGCCGTTCCCCGCCTGCGTATGCCTGCGGGCCTCAATCAGGGGCGGAAGTACAATATTTTCGGTGACTACATTTACTGAATGACTTGACGGTGTTTGCGGGTCTGCACCGTCGAGCCCAATCCTTGCGACCCTGGAGATAACAATGGCCGCCATTCCTTCACAAATCCCCGGCTTCCGTCTTTTGGATGGCAGCCTGGTCAATTCGATTATCACCCCGGTCAATAACATGACTGGTAATGGTACCCCTCAGGCCGGCACCTTCACCGGCATGACGGTTGGTGGCACCTATAAGGGCATTCCCCAATTCCTGACCGCTGCCGGTGCCACTCAGGGCAATGCAACGGCTATCACTTCCTCGCTTGCGATTGTCAATGTGGCCACCACCGTTTCAACCCATGGCGTCAAGCTTCCGACCGCTGCCACGGGGTTGGAAGTGACAGTATGCGCGGCTGGCTCCTTCGGTGTGAAGGTCTATCCGGCCACCAATAACAGGATCGGCGCGGCCAATACCAATGTGGCCGACACAACCTTGGCGATCAACAAATCCAACTGCTATATCGCAGTGAGCGCGACGAAATGGGTCGTGCAGCGTGGGAATTGATTTACCCAAGATAGCCATTGATGAAGAAATCCCGGCTGGGACTATCATCAAGGGCTTTGAGTATATCGTTCCCAACTCCGATGAGGTTTGCCAAGCCCAGATCGCGGCAAATCTCAAGCGTGGTTATCCCGAGGCGCTTGACAGGCGGAAATTGACTGTCATCGCCAGCGGGCCGAGTGCCCAACAGGTTGATTTGCGTTCGATAAAGACACCCATCCTGGCCGTGAATGGCGCCCTTAGTCTGTTTCTCAAGACAGGTCTATGGCCGCGCTATTGGGCGTGCTGCGACTCCCAAGAGGTTGTGGCGGATTTCCTGCCCGACTATCCACCCTTCGGAACAACCTATCTGGTCGGCTCGAAATGCCACCCCAAGGTATTTGAGAAGCTGAAAGACCGGGACGTTCTGATCTGGCATCTCAAGGATCAGCCCATAGAAGGCAAAGCCAGAATATCCGTGGCCTCCTCCATCACCATTTGCGCCTCGTGGCTCATGTACCGGCTTGGCTATTCCGATTTCGACTATTGGGGCTGGGATGGCTGTTTCATGGATGGCAAGCATCATGTGGACAACGATGCCGACTGGTCATCCATCCAACGCCTCAATATCAACTATGGCGGCACGATCGAAGGCGATGACGTGATTGGCGGCAAGACATTCGAGACGACCAGAACTTGGGCCGCGGAGGCGCAAGGTGCGGAACAATTCTTCCAGCTCGCGGAATATTTCGACATGCAAGTGACAGTCAACGGTGGCGGCATGTTCGCGGCTGCGCGTGAGGCAATCCTGAAGTCATGACGCAGATCGCACTCGTTGAAGGCGCCTATCAGTCCCGCTCGCTGATCGCGGACGCACAGCAATGCGTCAATCTCTATACCGAAAAATGCCCCCCGGATTCGCCTTATCCCTATATCCATTATCCGACCCCCGGCCTTAATCTTCTGACCACATGCCCTGTCGTTGGTCCCGTGCGTGCCACCTACACCGCTTCGAATGGCTCTCTATTCGTTGTCGTATCCAACAGGGTTTATCTGGTTACGCAGTCCTATGGTTGGAATCTCTTAGGCCACATCAATAGCTATACCGGCTTTGTCTCTATCAAAGATAATTCGCTGTGCTGTGTGATCGTGGATGGGACACAGAAGGGCTTCGTCATTGATCTGGCAACGAATGCCTTCGGACAGATTTCCCTCACAAACTGGAATCCGGCCTCGCGGGTGGATTACCTCGATACCTATTTGATCTTCAGTATCGTCGCTTCCAACGAATTCTTTTTCAGCCTTGCCGAAGCCACCTATACGATGTTCACCAATGGGACGGCTTTCGATCCCCTGGACTTCGCGGCCAAGACGGGCGGCAATGACCTCATGGTCGGGGTCGCAGTCATGCACCGCGAACTATGGCTGATCGGGGCGGCAACCTCGGAAGTCTGGTTTGATGCCGGCGCGGCTGATTTTGCTTTCCAGGCGATGCCGGGGGCATTCGTGGAACATGGCTGTTCCTCGGTCGGCTCCATCGCCAAGTATGATCTGGCGCTTTACTGGCTGGGCCAGGATACCAGCGGAAACTCGGTTGTATTCGAGGGCGCGCAATACCGGGTCAGGAAGATTTCGACCGAGGCCATCGACAACGAAATCATGTCCTACCCGGTCAAGAATGATGCCCTCGGATTTATTTATCAGCAGCAGGGGCATGTGTTCTATGTGCTGGTTTTCCCCTCTCAGGATGTGACGTGGGTCTATGACCTGAAGGAAGGCCATTGGCACAAACGGGCATGGATGGACACGAACGGCAATCTCCATCGGTGGAGGGCCAACTGCGCGTGCGTGTTCAACAATCAGATCATCGTGGGCGATTACCAGAACGGCAATCTCTACAGCCTGGATCTGGACACATATCTCGATAACGGCCAGCCGATAGCCCGCATCCGATCCTTCCCCCATGTCGTGGCCGAGAATGACCGCATGATCCACCGCAATCTTATTGCCGCGATGGAAGTAGGCGATGAGATGGTGAATACCACGGCTGATACCTGTGCCGTATCGTTGCGATTTTCGGATACGGCGGGGCGGTCCTACGGCGATGCAATAGTGCAGAGCTTGGGTAATACTGGGCATTATAATACGTCCCTGCAGTGGAACAGGCTCGGGCTGGCGCGCGATCGGGTTTATGAGCTGTCATGGTCCGCACCCGTCAAGACCTCGCTCCAGGGCGTCTATCTTGACGCCATACGGTGCGCTTCTTGAGCAGTTCCGGCTCGCTACAGGGCTTCCCGCAGATCACGGCTCCGATAGCTTCGCCTGAGAACTTACAAATCACGCAGCCCTGGTATCAGTTGCTCATTGCCTTGTGGAGAAGGACGGGAGCGGCGCAGGGCTCATCGGTCAGCCCCACCGGAATGCTCATGGCGTTCGCCGCGGCAACGCTTCCCACGGGATGGCTAGTCTGTAACGGCGCCGCAGTAGATCGCACGATATATGCGGCATTGTTCACCGTCATTGGAACCACATGGGGCGCAGGAGATGGATCAAGCACATTTAATCTCCCCGATCTTCGGAACAGGTTTCTGGTCGGGGCCGGAAACTTCGCCTTCTCCACTCTCGGAGGCGCCACGAATTTCAGTCTGTCCGTCAGCCAACTCCCGTCCCACACCCACACCATCACAGATCCAGGCCACAATCATACCGATTTTGCGGCTAGCTCGACTAATACAACGGGAAGCGCAACCGGAGCAGTAACGACCGGGGGCACGACCGGGACTAATACGACTGGAATTACCATAAACAACACAGGTAACGGCGATCCGGTGAATTTTGTCCCGCCCTATGCCTCGATCATCTTCGGGATCAAGACTTGAGGCAGAATTTCATTGTCTACGCTTTGCCCCGTTCACGTACCTTCTGGCTTTCCAATTTCCTAAGTTATGGCGGCTGGTCCTGCTGGCATGAGCAGGCAATTTACATGCGGCAAATTGAGGATATTCAGACAATCCTCGCATGGCCAAGGATCGGGACCGTTGAAACCGCCATGGCGCAGGGTTGGCGGCTGTTTCATCACTATAACCCCGATGTGACTGTTGCAGTAATCCGAAGGCCCACAAGCGAAGTTGTTCAGAGCATGTTGGCAATAGACCTCAAGGGATATGCCACTTACGACAAAGAACGGCTTTCCAAGGTCATGGCCTACGGCAATCGGATGCTGGACGAGATTTGCCAGGAAATGCCCGGGGCTCTTGTTCTGGATTATGCCGATTTGGGAACAGAGCAAGGATGCAGGGCCATCTTTGAGCACTGCCTACCATTCCAGTTCGACCGCGATTGGTGGCTGAAGCTCAAAGACCGGAATCTGCAAGTCAATGTGGCGGAGCATATTCGCTACTACCACGAAAATAGACCCGAGATTGAAGCGTTCAAAAAGACCTGCTGGAGAGAATTAAGGCATCTCCGCCAGGCCGGTAAAATCCGCAAAGGAATGAATCAGAAATGCCAAGTATCTCTGTCCCCACAGCCATTCTAGGCGCTGCCGCTGTTGGAACGGCGGGTTCACTCATAGGATCAAGCCAACAGGCCGGCGCGGCAAACAACGCGACCAACGCCCAGCTTGGGATTTATAACCAGAATCAGCAGCTTTTGAACCCTTACGTCCAGAAGGGGCTGGGGGCCTATGACACGTTGAACGGACTACTTGGTGTGGGCGGCAATAGCGCCACCATGCAGAGTAACTTAGAGAACCTTCCCGGCTATCAGTTCACGTTGGGGCAGGGGCTAAAATCCGTTCAGAATGGCGTTACGGCTCGGGGCCTTGGTGTATCCGGTGCGGCACTCAAGGGCGCGGCCAATTATGCAACGGGGCTCGCTGACTCCAATTGGCAGAATTACGCCAATGCGCTCCAGAACTCGGCCAACACGGGATACGGCGCAGGCGCAGCGATTGCCGGGGTGGGAGCAAATACCGGCGCGAACGTGGCCAATTCCACGATAGCGGCTGGCAATGCGGCCGCTGCGGGTACGCTTGGCGCCACCAATTCCATAGCCAATTCGCTTCCGCTCTATGCCTTCCTGAATAGTGGGGCGGGCGGTGGCGGGTCGGCCAGTACCGGCTTCGACTATAACTTGGCGAGTATCCCCTGATGGCTGATGTTGATACTTCCGCCTATCCCAAAGCGCAGAATCCGCTCGATACTCTCTCGGGCTTTGCGCGCCTGCAAAATGTCCTGAACCAGAATAAATTGTTCCAGCAGGAATATAACTCCAAGCTTGGCCTGAGCCAGCTTTATAAGGATGTGTTTGATCCCAACACAGGTCAGATGGACCCCTCAAAAATTCCTGCGGCACTCGCAGGACCAAACGGGGCAAACGTCACGCTCGGCCTGCCGGAAGCCTATCGCCAGTCCCAGGAAGCCCAGCAGCGCAACATCAGCATCGACACGGCAAAGCTGGATAACGTGCGCCAGCATTTGAATGCCACTGCGGCTTATCTCGCTCCTCTCACAGCACCCGGAGCAAATCCAACATCCTCTGATGTAGTGGAGAAACTGGCCCATGCTCAGTCCCTCGGGCTTTTGACGCCTCAGAAGGCCGCAGAAGTCTATTCCACATTGCCCCGGGACAGTTCCGGCCAGATTGATGAAAGCAAGATCCCGGCAGCGATCCGACAATTCGAGGCCCAGGTCATGCAGCAAAAGGATGCGCTGGACGCATTCTATCCGCCTCCCGTGGTCAACCAGAACCCGGGTGGATCGCAGACGCCCATGCGGTTTCCCCAATTCGGAACACCATCCGCCGCAGGCCCAACCATCCAGGCCGCGCCCAGCCCCACACAGCAATATGTGGATCAACATGGCAAGCCGCATTATTTCGGCAATGTCCAAGGCGGCAATCCATACGCGGACGAATACGCGCGCCGCGCTGGAGGCGTCCCATCACCGCAAAGCCCGGTTGCCCCCGGAGGCAATATTGCGGGCGTTCCTGCCGGTTTGTCCCCATCCGAATCCGCGGCACTCCAGGGCCAGGGCCAAGCCTCCATTGAGCAGGCCAGTGCCTTGCAGAAGCGTGCCGATGCGGTGCCGACCAATAAGGCATCCCTCGCCAATCTGGATTCACTCCTGTCTCAGTTCACACCGGGGCCGGGCGCGAAGTGGTCAAATCAGGCGCTCGCTGCCGGGAATCGCGTTCTGCAATCCTTCGGCCTCAAGGGTGTTGGTGCTGATAGTGTTGCAGCACAGGAAGAATTCACCAAGCAGGCACTTCAGGTGGCACAGGTGCAGTTCAATGCCTTAGGTGGGACTGGTGCCAATGCCCAGCTTGAATCCGTCACCCATACCAGCCCGAACGAATCCCTCTCCAAACTCGGCAACAAGGGCATTATCTCGCTCTTACAGGGCAATGAGGACGCCATTCAGGCCAAGAATGCGGCCTGGCAGAAATATCAGGCTCAGAATGGCCCGCAGTCCTACGGCGCATTCCAGACCGAGTTCAATCAGCATTTCGATCCACGCGTATTCCAGTTCCAATATCTAAACCGCGAGGAACAAAAGAAGCTGATTTCCGGCATGTCCCAGTCGGAAAAGAACCGGCTGCATGATGATGCGGTTTATGCACGCGAACAGGGCTTGATCGGTGGCTGACGACTGGCAATCCGATCCGGCTGGTTATCTGGGCAATATCCTCGGGGCGCCCGTCCAGATCACATCGGGGCTCAGATCACAGCAGAAGAATGCCCAAGTCGGCGGCGTTCCAAATTCGGCGCATCTCAGCGGGCAAGCCTTCGATTTCGTACCCAAGGGCATGGATACCAAGACCGCCGCAGCCAAATTGGCACAAAGCGGCATCCCATTCGATCAAATTGAAGATGGCGGTGATCATGTTCACATCTCATTTGCACCGGCAAACCGTAAACAGGTCATAAGCGTGGCAAACGTATCGGACGACGATCTTCTGAACTCTCTGTCTGGGCCGCAGTCCAAGCCCCAAGCCAATGTGTCCGATGATGAGCTATTGGGGGCTGTGGGGAGCAGCAAGGCGCCCGCGCCCACCATTGGTACATCAGTCAGGCCGGGGAGCAATGTCATTGAGGGCGCCCCTTTCGGCTTCAATGATGAAGTTACGGCACACGTTCCCTTTGCCAAGGATTTTATGGCGGGCAGCCTTTCCTTATTGGATGCCGCCGCAGATAAAATCCAGGGCAAAAATGGCAAATCAATAAGCCAAGGCTATCAGGACTACATGAAGTCCCTGAATGCTAAGCAGGCTGAATATGAGAAGAATAATCCCGTTTGGAGTGACATTGCCGAAGGGCTCGGGATTATGGCTTCCGGCTCTCCGGTTAAATCTGCCGCTTCTGCGATCACCCCAACCCTTCGCGGCCTCATGGCACAGGGAGCCAAGACGGGCGGTACGCTGGGGGCGATATTCGGGGCTGGCACGCCAACAGAAGGTGAGGGGCCGCAGACCATCCAGGGCCGCGCTGCGAATACGGCATTGGGCGCAGCAACCGGATTTGGCCTTGGGGGGGCGCTACCGCCTCTAGCATTGGGCGGCGCGGCGGTTGGGAAATATGTCGGCGCAGGCGCGAATAGGCTATTTTCTTCGCTAATCCCGTCCGAGGATGCCGTTGCCGCCAAAAGAGCGAAGGCGGTCATAGACAAGTTCTCTGGTGGCAATATCAATCCCAACCCGGCCCAGCTCGTTCCTGGATCAAATCCGACCCTTCCTGAAAGCGTTCAGAATGCGGGGGTATCTGCCCTATATCGGACATTGCGTGACCTCAACCCAAATTCTCCGCTGGTACAGCGCGAGACTGAAAATCACCTTGCTCGTGCCGCACATTATGAATCGGTGGCCGGTAGCGCCGACGATATAGAGAAATTGGAAGAAGCGCGGGGCAACGACGCCGCCGCCGCAAGAGCAAAAGTATTCGGCCAGCCGTTAGGCGCCAATCTGGCCCCCGGCCTTCATGCGGCACAGAACCCGGTCGATATGGCGCCCGTGAATGACGTTATATCTGACATTGCGAATGGCCCAGACCGGACGCGGCCCGCAGTGGTTTCGGCAATTTCGGACGTTAAAAAGTCAATGGTGAATGCGGACGGTACACCCATCACCGATTCCGAGACGCTTTATCAGAGCGTCCGCAAGGGCATCAATGACCTCATCAGCGGCAAGGATCTGACGAAAGGATACGGCGCAACTGCAGCATCCCAACTCATTAAGATCCGTGATGCGCTGGACGACGCCATCGAAACCAAGGCGCCGGGGTTCAAGCAATATCTTTCGGACTATGAGCAGGCATCCGGCCCAATCGACGCGCTGAAATTCCTGCAAAGCCAAAACCTCACAGACGCGAGCGGCAAGATCACGCTTGCCAAAGTGCAAGGGGCACTGAACCGCCTTGAGGCGCAACAAGCCGCGCCCGGCGTCAAACTCGGAAAGGCCGTCACTGATCAACAGAAGGCCGCGCTGGAATCAATCCGTGATGACCTCTTGCGCGCCCAGAACACTTCTCTGGGAAAATCCATCGGCTCCAACACATTTCAAAACGCGGTGGCCGGGAATAAAACCGGGCTGACGAGTTTCCTGCCCAATTGGGTCAATGGGCTGATCCCAGAAGGTCTTGGCGGGATCATGGGAGGCGGGGCTGGGTATGCGCTTGGTGGTCCGCAAGGTGCGGAGATTGGTGGCCTTATCGGGGATCGTATCGGTGCCGCTGTTGGCGGAGCCCGGGCAGCAAGAAACGCCCGAATCAATGCGCTGACCCAATCACGGCTTGAGGATATAATGCTGAATCCCGGGCATTACGCCAATCCGCCGCCGCCCATCACTTCAGCCGCAACGATCCCGAACTTGCGGCAGTTGCTTACTGCGAAGCGCCCCGGGATCGGTCAGGCGACCCTCAATCACTTGCTGATCGGTAGCCTCGCCAATCCGAATAACAGGTAGCCGCTTCTCGGCTTCTTCATCCCATCCGCGCTGAAAGCCCCACGAAAAGGCTTTCCAGACCACAACCCCCACGAAAAGCCAAAGCATTTCCATGACCGGCTCCAACCTGCCGAACGCAAAAGCACAGTTTATAGACCAGAACGGCAAGCCTCTAGTGGGCGGCCAAGTCTATTTCTATCAGGTTAATACCCTGATCCCAAAGGATACTTACCAAGACCCGGCCCAGACCATCCTCAATACCAACCCGGTCATGCTGGATTCCAGTGGGCAGGGGGTCATTTTCGGGTCGGGAAGCTACCGTCAGGTTGTACAGGATTCAGCCGGGAATACGCTTTGGGACAATACGATCTCCCTGGCCAACCAGACGGCCTTTGGAACCCTCACCAGCATTGCTTCGCTTTCCACAACTGACCTCGGCTCCATCGCCACAAACAATGCCCTGATTACTGGAACCAATGCGATCACCAGTTTTGGCTCAAGCGCCAGCCTCGCCAATCCGATCTATCTGATCCAGTTCAATGGCGCTCTGACGCTTACCTATAATGCCACATCCCTAATCCTTCCTGGCGCTGCCAATATCACGACTGCGCCAGGCGATGCCGCTCTGATCGAGTTCATAAACGCTGCCGGCTACTGGCAAGTCCTCGCCTATTTCCCCGCATCAGTTAGTGGTCTTGGAACGGCAGCAACCCACAACACCGGAACAAGCGGCGCAAATGTTCCTCTATTGAACGGCAATAATGTTTGGTCAGGAACAGCGGAATTTCAGAGCCAAACCTTCGGCGATGAAAAAACTCTGACTGTTACCTCTAATGCTTCCACTCCCGACTTCTCGACGGGCAATTATTTCACGGCCGGGATCAGTGCGAATTATACCTTAAACAATCCCATCAATGGCCAGCCGGGGCAATCCGGTCTTTTCCGCATCGCTCAATCCGGCTCAAGTCTCACCATCACATGGGGCAGTCATTACAAGGCCGCGGGCGGTATCTCTACTGTCAATCTTAGCGGCGTCGGCGGCATAGATTATTTCGCCTACTATTATCACAGCTCTACCGAAATCGTCATTACGCCCCTGCTCAACGTCTCATGATTACAGGTCTCTGTTCGCTTCTCAACGCAGGGCCTAAATCAGTCGGCGGTTTACAAGTCAATGCCCACCCGGCACTGATCGAGACAACCGGAAACGGCTCGCTCACTTCGGGGTCATTCACCGCTGCGCATATCGGGGGAACGGCCGCCTTCACTTATGCATGGTCGGTTGTGCATGGCGATCCGACTATCACAATCACAACTCCGACAAGTCAAACCACCACCACGAAGGCAACTGTTGGGAACGGCGATTTCAAGCAGGCAATCTTGGCCTGCACCATCCACGACAATGGCGGTCTGGTCATAACCACCAATCAAGTCACCACTCAATTCGAGTTCTCCTGATGGCAATTGGCATCATCCCGAACGCGCAGAACCAGTTCATTGATGAGAACGGCGCCCCGCTCGTCGGCGGCTCCGTCTATATGTATGTGCCGAATTCTCTGGTTCCGAAAGACACATGGCAGGATATAAACCTGTCAATCCTCAATACCAATCCGATCATTCTGGATGCGCGCGGCCAGTGCAATATATGGGGTAATGGACAGTACAGACAGAGAGTCTTTGATTCCCTCGGGAACCTGATCTGGGACCAGAATACCGAAACACCACCCGATGTTTCGTTCCCATCCTTCCTCGTCGCGGAATGCACGGTGGATGGCGACGGCTCAACACCGGGAACAGGCATCTGTGCAGATAGCTATGTTCCGGTCGCCTGCACGATTGTCAGCGCGGTTCTGCAATCAACGCTTACTGGCAGCATTTCAATGGACGTATGGGCGGCCCCGTTCGTCGCCAATTCCCCGCCAACGGTCGCCAATTCCATTGTGGCCTCTGATCCGCCCGTACTCGTTTCTTCACAATCCTCCATTGATAGTGTGCTGACTGGCTGGAACACCAGCCTCGCAGCGGGAACCGCTCTCAGGTTCAATATCAATTCAATTAGCACTCTCACCCGTGTCACGCTCAGTCTGGTTGCGACCATCCCGTGACGTTCCAGACCAAGATACAAGCCCTAATCAGCACACACACGCAAAATTCCGGCTCCGGGCGCCAAGCCGCTGCCGATTGGGTGAATATGGCCAACTGGCAGACCGGCCCATCCACGGGCGGCGTGTCGGGGAACTTTCTCGTAAATATGAATATGCTCACCGGGGCCGAAACCGGATTTGAGAACCAGACAACTTATTCCGCAGCCACGGAATTTCCGGCAGCAATAGACGCTAACGGGGTTTATATCGCGCAAGGCACACTCAACATTGTGCAGATAAACCCCAGCACATTTGCTGAAATTCAGAATTTCAACACCGGGCTTTCGGTTGATTTGGGATCAATCGCGCCGATCACGGCAACAAATGGCTCGCACTGGCTTTTGATCGCCGGCGAGCCGGGGGCAACAGAAGTATTTACTTGCATAAATACTGATACCAACCCGATGACGAGCTGGAGCCTCGGGACGGTTGCCTACAGCAATACCGGCGCTGATGCCTGCGCCGGACTGCCGAATACCGGTATCGGTTATCTCATGTCCGGTGGCACCAGCATCAAGCTATTCAAAATAAGCGTGAACATATCACCTAGCGAATCCCTTCTTGCTACCCATGCCGCAACCGATTTCGACACGGGATGGAGTACGGCGACAAATAAGGGAATTTGTCTGGATCAGACAGACGGCAATGTTCTGGCGTTCGTGGCCGGGAATACCTCGCCAGTCAGCTACATGATCAAGTTCAATGCCACGACCGGGGCAATAATCTGGAAAGTGTCCATTCCGACAACCAACGCAATCGGCGGCTTTAATATCAATCAAAGCCTCATTAAGTCTCAGCAGTTCGTCATTCTGGGAAACCCATTGGGCGTTACGACCGCCTATATCATCAATACAGGCACCGGCACGATAACAAGCAGTTTCACAACCGGATTAAGCGGCGTCCTGATATTTGGATCGCAAGCCTATAACGATCAGATTGGCGCAAATGTCGGGGAATGGTCGGCGTCAACCGGGGGTGCTAATGAGCCCGTCGCGTTAAATTCAACTCCTTCAAGCTTCAACGGCTGGGGATTGCTTTATCTTGTTCAGCCAAGCAACCCGCCTCCGGCATCCGGCACACATGCATCCTATATCAGAGTGTGGGGGCACATGACCTCATGAGCCGGATCATTAATTCAGCCGGGCTCGCACTCATCAAGGAATATGAGGGCTGCAAGCTTGAGGCTTATCAGGATGGGAATGGAGTATGGACCATTGGTTTCGGCCATACCGCGGGCGTCAAGGAGGGCGATACATGCTCGCAGGAACAGGCCGATGCGTTTCTTGAGCAGGATCTGATCGCAACCGAATTGTCCGTTTCCAGTCTGGTCAAGGTTCCTCTCACAGACAATCAATTTGCAGCCCTTGTGTCATTTACATTCAACGAGGGCACCGGACGGCTCGCGGATTCCACGCTTCTGAAGAAATTGAATGAGGGCGGTTATCCGGTCGTTCCCGCTTATCTCAAGGCATGGGTATTTGTAAACCACCAACTCAGCCAGGGCTTGGTGAGGCGCCGTGCCGCCGAGGCCGCGTTATGGAGCATGGGATGAATATAAAGCCCGTTCCCAATTGGCGTGACTCTTGGCGTTGGCTTTCCGTCCAACTCTCCATCATCGGAGTTGCCCTGGAGGGCGCAATCGTCACTTTCCCGGCAATACACGATTGGCTTGGAGAAAGGATCTCGCACTGTGTCGGCATTCTTATTCTGGCTGGCGTTGTGGCCGGTCGCCTCAAGGATCAAACCAAACAGGAGAAGTGATATGGGAACTGTAATGGATTTTGCGAAGGCCGCATGGGCTAAGATCGTAGTTTCCTCGAAAGACCCGGCATTCTGGACGGGTGCCCTGATCGCCTTCATCATCGGCAAATTGCTCTGAGCTATGGGCTTCCTGACCAGCTTATTCGGTGGCTTTGGTGGATATGCGGTCGCCGCGCTGCTCGCCGCTATCTTCTCAGGTGCCGGCGTAGGCTGGATAGTCCATGAGATAGATCAGGGCTCATATCAAAGGCTCGTTGCGTCCGATGCAAAAGCACAAGTCGCCGCAGTCGAAACCGCCAGGGATCTTCAATCCAAGGGCGACGCTGTTGCCCTCGCCATGGCGCTTCGGGAAGCCAAGGCACAACAGCAGATTGTCACCCAGACCGTTACAGTCACCAAGGAGATACCCGTCTATGTCACAACCAAGGCAGACGCTATTAGCTGCATTCCTGTTTCTCTTGAGCGGCTGCTCAGAGCCGCAGCCGAAGGTAATAGTGCAGGCTCCCTCAGTCTCGCCTCCGGCCAATCTGATGACTCCTGCTCAGACGTATCCGCTTCCGAGATGGCCGGTTGGTTCACGCAGTATGCTGGCGCAGCCCGCGCCAACGCCCAACAACTGAATGATCTAGAGGCTACAATCAAGGCGTGGCCATAATGACTCATCAGGATCATTCTTCCGTGAAGGGCCTCGCAGATATGCTCTCACTACTCATTGCGGGTGGGACATTGGCCTCGATATTGCCGCCACTCGCCGCAGTACTCTCCATAATTTGGACACTAATAAGAATATTTGAAACACGAACCGTTCAACGGTGGTTGAACAAAAGGTAAGCCTTCATGTCATCAACAGGAACAACGGTAACGACAGTAACCCCCCTCATGGTGCTTTCTGAATTGCAATCGGAAGCGGCCATAATTGATGCAGAACTCAAGGCGCAAATCACGTTATTGCTAGAGCCAAATTGCATTCCTGATCTACAGATCAGGCAGCAGGCCAATTCGATCCTTGTGGCCGCAGTGACGGCTTATATTGCGTCACAGATTTCTGCAACGACAACGACGACCACCACAACAACCGCTCCGGCGCCCGCACCAACGCCAACTGTAGCGTCCGCGCCGACACCAGCCACATTCAAGCCGGCAAGCCAAACACCAAATGACATTTACACAAGCGCCGCGACTTTGGCGATCACCGACACATTGAGCCGAAACATCATTTGCACGGGCTCAACTGCAACTCATGTCACTAGCTTCAAGGCTTCCAATGTCTGGGTCGCTCTGCCGGACACCCCGGACGGTGGCAAGGTTTGGCAGGATCAGCACTCGGACGGGCAAACGCTTACGCTTTATTTTTGCGCACCGGGAATCGGCAACACGCCATGAGGGAATGGCAATGGTGCAAGGATTGCCCAACGATCATCACTGGCATTCTTCGCAATCGCGTGCGCTGTAAGTCATGCCAGGCCAAGCGCAGGGCAAGAATGAAATACAGAACCGATAAGATATACCGCCTGAGACGAAAGTTGCGTTTGCGTGAAGCTGCATGACAAATCGCGGAACGCCTGACGATGTTCTATTACACATGCTCGAAGTCTATAAGAACTTCAGCAATAATCAGGTCCAGGCGGCTAACTATCTAGGGCTTGATCGGCGCACATTCGGCCATCGCCTGAGGGCAGCCCAGCTTAAACTTGAACGGGGAGAGTTACGGGCAGAAAAGCCCTTCGAGATTCCGCGCCTCCCCGATGGATCGCCCGATGCGGAAGAACTACTGGAACGTCGCAAGAAGGATTTTGAGCGGACCAGAGCTGCCAAGGTTGCGCGCAAGCTCATTCCCATTACTGTCAAGGCAGACGGGCCTATCGGGATAGTCCATTTTGGCGATCCTCATGTGGACGATGATGGCACCGACATTGGGCTTCTGGAATCTCATGTTCGTATCATCAACAAGACGGAGGGCCTATTCGGCGCCAATCTAGGCGATCTCCAGAACAATTGGGTGGGAAGGCTCGCACGCCTTTATGGCGAACAATCAACAAGCCACGCCGATGCGTGGGTTCTGACCGAATGGCTAGTCAAGGCAGTTCAGTGGCTATATCTCGTCGGGGGAAACCATGACGCCTGGAGTGGGGTTGGCGATCCGCTCAAGTGGATAGCGGCACAGTCCAATAATCCCCTCGAATACCATGGATGCAGGCTCAATCTGCAATTTCCGAACGTCAAACAAATTCGCATAAACGCGCGCCATGACTTCGCCGGCCATTCCATGTGGAACCCGGCCCACGGCCCCATGAAAGCCGCGCAAGGGGGCTGGCGGGACCACATCCTTACTTGCGGCCACAAGCATGTATCGTTTGTCGGAGGGCCGCTCAAAGATCCTGCGAGCGGCCTTCTTACATGGACGATACGCTGCGCGGGCTATAAGACCTTTGACCGCTACGCGGAAGAACGCGGCCTGCCGGACCAGAACGCATTCCCGGCGTGTGTGACCATCATTGATCCACAATTCGCTGATGATGATCCGCGCCTTATCACGGTAATACCAGACGTTGAGGAAGGCGCTGCATTCCTGAAATTCAAACGCAAGAGGGCGGCATGATCTGGCTTCTGCTCGTTGTGTTCTTCACGGCTGACGGCGTGAAGGTTCAGGTAAAGACGGAACCAACGCTTCAGGGCTGTCAGACTGACGTTGCAGAAATCAAAGGATCTCTAAACGGCCCAATGCCGGAAGGAATCTATGGTGTAGGTCTTAAATGCGACGGCCCGATACCCGATCCAACCATCCGAATGAATGACGCCAACAAATGAAAAACGAACGCTGGCCCGCAACGATCGTCACCCATCTGCACAAGGGCAGGGCATGGAATTGCAAGATCGACTTTCATCCTGAGACGGGAAAGCCGCATGGCTTCTACATCTACCGGGGCGACCGCAGCAAGGATGAGGAAATAGATGATATCCTTGACGAGATAAGCCGGAAGGCATCGAGGGCCATGCAGGGACGCTGGCCATGAGCGAGATCGACGCCACGCTTGAGGAACGCAACAAGACGCATGGCGACTTTCTGGATGACGCATCCTTGGCCCAGCATCTCAAGAGAGTGATACACCGCCACAAGGGTTGGGAGCGATTGGGGCCGGATCAGCAGGAAGCCCTAGACCATATCTCCACCAAGATTTCCCGTATCCTGAACGGCAATCCAAACCACTTCGATAGCTGGCACGATATAGCAGGGTATGCCCAGCTAGTGGCAAAGCGGCTTGCCAAATGACGCTGAAGCTCCATCCCGATCTGTTGGCTGCTGGGTATGAATATCTGAGGCAAAGCACGCCGTTCCGGGGATGGGGATTGCCTGAAGCTGATGATATAGGTTTCGGCGTCGTGAAAGACACCACTATGTTCGCAGATTTCATGGTAGTCGATGGTATTCCGATGATTCGGGTCAGCGAGAGAATGCACGGGCATACGACCACGCTACTGCAAACCATAGCCCATGAAATTATCCATCTTCACCAGCACCTAAAGAAACTGGACACTGGCGGGGAACATAACGCTGACTTCTGGCGTAGGGCTAAGAGGATTTGCGCGGCCCACGGATTTGACCCGCTCAACTTCTGAGCCATCCCATCCTCTACAGCTTATGGCTTTCCGTCTTTTGAGGTTGATTTCCATTTGTCGGGTCCATGGTTCATTTCGTCATCTCAGGTGGATTTCGTTCGAGAGAACAGTCGCAGAGACCGTTCGGCATCGCAGGTTCGTTGTTGGTGGCACAATCGGAGTCGTGCTGCTCCGGATGGCAGTCGGCACAGACCCAGAGCTTGGAAGACGCTGACAGCTTCCGCATCCGGATGGGCAGGCGACGATTGGCGCAAGATGGGCA